GCTAATAACCATTTTACAATGCAGTTTCATACGCAACAATTCATAATTCTTAATCTTATCCGCTACGAAAGGGTTTTCGATGAATTCCTTCCACGGATTAAATTGATAAAAAAAAGGTTGATTAACCACCCAAGACTGTACGGACTGCCGTATAGGGCGAGACAAAAAATCACCTAAATGTGAATCACCAGCTTCAACCGCATCACGGGTTGCATCATATTCACCATGGACACTGGTTGTCCATCCAGCATCCTGATCAGCAAATGCTGTAATTTGCTCCTTAACCATTGGAGCAGACTCGCTGACCGACAATCCTGGTTCACTATTTGTGGCCGCAATACCACTTTGAGAATCCAAAACATCATTGTCCAAATCGATAACAATCGCTTTATACATTTCAATTTCGGTTCTCAACTTATCGCAATGATTATATTTTCGCGCAAGCGAACATCGCAACGTTTTATTTTCCTTCTTAAGTGCTTTAATCTCCATCAAGAGATTAGCAATATCAAAGGATGGAACGCGACCCAACGCCACGCCCCTATCGAAATTTTCTCCATCGACAACGGAGGGCACATTAGTGCCATATTTTTCTGTCATTTTGATTTGACTGAGGTCCATTTAACATGTCTCCATTCGCACTGGCCTCACAGCACGCCGGATAATTTCTGTTTTAGATTGACAAAATCTCCCGTAAATACGGGCTTAGTACTAAGACTACGTCTACGTCATAATTTTCCTACATAATTTGCAGACAGAAATAACTAACAAAATTTGTGGTCCCTACTTATGACGGGATTATTTAACTTTACCACCACATACCTGCAGGTGAGAACCATTTTAACGTCATGTTCAGGACGAAGCCAAATGCTCAATTGCACTTGGTCAATCCAAATTTTTCACAATACCAATTCAATCGTTCATCATATGTGGGTAAATCACTTACATATCCCGATAAACCAGCATCACAAACAACTTCCAACAATTGTTTTCTCCTTTCCTCATACACATCGCGCCCAAACTCAAAATATTTGAGTGCAGCATTGTTAATGGCCTCTGCTGATGACTGTTCCATCGACAGTATGCCACTCTTCAAATGCGTGTGCAACATTTTAGCGATAGTGCTTTCTTCGCATGGACTACGATACAAATTAAGCTCATCATCCCACACAGCGTAGTGTTTAAGAAAACTGGCCGAAGACAAATGAATATATGGTACCGATTCCGCATTCTTGTCGGCCATCGTGTACTTAATTCCCATACATTCAAACACTTTAGCAATACGAGTGTGATTAATCGCACCATATCCTTTCCGCACGGTCATAATATTATCATCACCGTACGTCATCAATGAAACAACTTCTCGAAATGCCGGTGTTCTCCACCAACCATCTTCTTCAGCAATCGTATAATACGC